CGAAGAGAGATTCCTCGCTTCGCTCGGAATGACAAAATAAAATACTTTTTCCGCGGCCTGTTTAGCTTGTCGGGCTTCCGTGTGCAGCGCCGTCACAGGGCGAAAGGTTTAAGCCTGCCCTACTCGGACCGCGTCATGCATGTGACGCGGGCTTTGGAGCAACACAGACGGAAAACAGCAAGATTTGTGGTGAGAATTGCGAGCTATCCTTTAAAGCCAAACGACAATCCGCCGGGGCCGAAACCGAAGTTGAATCCGCTGGACGCCGCGTTGCGCGCGCTGGCGTCGAGCAATTGCGCGGGGACGCCGAGGGCGCGTCCGAGCAGCCCCGAGTCGGTGCCGTAGAGTCCGGAGAGACCGGAGAGCGCCGAACTCGTGTCCGAGCGCGAGGCATTGGCGAATGCGATTTGATTTTGCTGCGCGAGGTTGGCCTGGTCCTGGCCCTGGGTGCGCGCGAGGGAGTCGACTAATTCGCCGTAGCCGGCGGAGTTGCGCGTGCGCGCGGCGCGGTTCGCGGCGTTTTGCGCGAGCGCGTCAAAGGAGGACGACAGCGCCGACTGCGAGAGATTGCCGATCGCCGATTGTTCCGCCTGCGAATAGCCGGGATTGGCGAGCATGTTCTGATAGCCGGACGCCGCTTGCGAACCGAGCGCCTGCGTCGATCCGTAGATCTGCTGGTTCATGGCGTTTTGCTGGGAGAGTTGCTGGTCGATCATTTGTTGCGTTTGGGCTTGTGCGCCGCGTCCCATGGGGACCTCCGAGTGGTGTCTGGTGACTGGTGATCGGTGACTGGTGAACCGTAAGGCGTGGAATCGTGATTTGTGATTCGTGACTGGTGAACCGTGATTCGTGGAATGCAAAACCCGTCGTGCAATTTTAGCAGTGGTGGGCAGGCGGGTTTTTACCCGTCACTAGAAGCTATCTCATAAATGGCATTGTGGGTCGCGGCTTCAGCCGCGACATTCAGATTCCTCGAAAACATGGGCTTTAGCCCCTGAAGTTCTATCGAATTTGGAAGGCTGGCATTTATGAGATAGCTTCTAGTCACTATTCACCAGTCACCGTTTCACACTCGCCGCGAAAAACAGGGCCAGGGATCGTGCGTCCAGCCGAGGCGCTCCAGACGGCGGCCGAATGCGCGCGCCACGCGCGGCGGGAGAAATGCCTGAACGTCGTCGAGGCCTCGGGCGGCCGCGCTGCTCCGCACGGCTTCGTGAAGAGCGAGGAATCGTTGCCAGCGCAGGCGGGGCGTGCCGGCGGCGGGATCGTGCAGTAAATACGTTTCGGCTGTGAGGCGCAGCAGGACCGCCATCGCAATGCGGCGCGGATTTGCCCTGGGGGATGGTTCTGGCGGGGAATTGCGATGCGGCACTTCCCTGCCCCCGGCGTCCCCAGTTTCGTCGGGTGCGTCATCGACCTCGTCTTCGAGGACTAGCTTTGCTACAAACAGAGGGCTTTCAAGATCGGGGAACGGATAGCCGAAACCCTGCGCGGCGTGCATCTGGCGAAGCGCGTCGAAATCATTCGGTGTGTATTCGCGGATGCGCATCAAAACAAAAATAAAAACAGAGGACAGAGAGAAAAGTTTCGGCGGCGGAAAAGAATCGGAAAAATGGATTCCTCACGTCGTGACTCGTGATTCGTAACTTGTGACTCGTGAAAAGCAAAACCCCTCGTGCAACTTGGGAATTGGTGGCCGGGTGGGTTTTCACCAGTCACCAGTCACTAGAAGATATCTCTTAAATCGTCTTTGTGGGTCGCGGCTTCAGCCGCGACATTCAGGAACCTGAAAAACAGGGCTTCAGCCCCTGACGCCCAACCGAGCCTGGATGCCTTGCCATTTATGAGATGGCTTCTAGTCACCATTCTTTTGTTTTCTCTGTGACCTCTGTGTTCTCTGTGGTGAAATTGTTTTTACTTACCGCAAAATGACGGGGCCGGAGCTGCTCCGCGCCACCTGGCCGAAGCCGGAGCCGCCTTCGCTGCCGGACGCGGTGCCGCTACCGCTCGAGGGCTGCAGCGCCGGGCCCGCGGCCGTGCCACCTCCCGCGACAGCGGTTGGCGGAGTGCCAAAGGCTACCGGCTGCGAAGTTTCCGAGCCGAGATATTGCGAGTAGGCGCGCCAGTAGAGCGTCTGATTGCCGATCGATATCCGCAAATTGCGCGAGCTGCCGAGAAAATGCACGTAAGGCTGGCTGAACGCGGGCGTCGTGTCCGATTCCGCGAAATAAAAAATGCCGCGATTCACCGTCGAATTGTCCGTGATGGCCAAATCGAAAATTCCGTCCGCGGCGGTGACGTTCAGGCTGCCAATCGGCGATGGCGCGGCAATGGCGCCCGAGGGATCGACGCCGGTCGCGCGTCCGACAGCATTCACCCCGTTCACGAGCTGCGTGAGCGCCTCGTACACATAGGGCGAGTCGCTCTTGATCTGCGCGAGTTGGCCGATTTTCAGCATGGGGTTTCATTAGCGCAGGCTTCAGCCTGTCGGCGTTGCCATCACTGCGAACAAAAACCGCACGGACTGAAGTCTTCTCTACTTAGACGAGCTGGCCGATTCTACTCATACCCGTTTGCGGATTATTCGTAGGAATCCTTCTTTTAACGGGCCCTATCCCTGAAGGGGCATCGTCAACTTGGCGAGCTGCTCACAGGTCGTCTTTGTGGTGTTTCCTTCAATAATTGCATGGGCGGGATTTTCGTCGGTCGGGTCGTGGCGGACGGTCAGTCCTAGGGCCCGCACTTCCCGAACTTTGATGACACCGAGTAGTGCATCACCCCTACGCGAACGCTGTAGAGACTCTTTCACATTGGTCAGCTTTTCAAGATCCACGGAAACAGAGGGATCCGGCTTACCGTTTAACTTGTACGCGTTCGATTTGACTGCTCCATCTGGATAAAGATGATCCGGAACCAACCGCCTGTAAAGAAGGTCGTCATCATCGGGAACGATTGGCTGCACCACTGTAGTGACAAATCATTAAATCAAGGATGAGATTAGAGCCATAATGTGGCTTTCGGAAACGTCGTCAGCCTCTTCTGTTTCCCGTGGTGCGTCCTCACCACGGAACAATAGATAACCCAAGCGGCCTTCCCCAGATACTTCAACCTGAATCGTACCCGCGTCGCCGCGCCACTCCAACTGCACACCTCGACCGGACAAGGGCGCAACATCGTAGGGGGTCGCGTCTACCCCTTGAGCAGCTAATTTGACCACGACGTTCCAGACTAGGTTGCGCGCGATATTCACTGCGATTGGGGCAGCCCGTCCGCTTCCGAATGAATCCCAGTCCGCTGGGAGTCCTGCGATCCTCTCGATATTTCGGAACACCTCAACAAGGCGTCGAGCAAGATTAAACACCTGCCATCCGGGAAGTCGTGCGGCAGTGTTAGGCCGAATATCCACGATCGTGGGTGGGCACGATGTCGCCAAGAATTCGGCGGTGGGAACACCGAGCCGAAAACCTGTGACCGGATTGAAAAGTATGTTACTTTGGCTCGCTTCGCTATACGTCGGAAAAGTGTACTGAGCGTTCCTCATGGCCGGCGCCAGTGAATCGAGCACACCTTGATTCGTACTGAAATCGTGATTAGTCGTTTCCATGTCTGCCTCCCAAACAGCTACACGTAATGTTTCCAACCCGCGTCGACTACCGCTTGCTGAAGTGCTTTCATTGGACCGGCAGGACCCTGAACGACCATTTCGGATAGCAACGACTCCTGCTCGAAAACATCCCTCGATTGGATACTCTCAATGACCGCCATGTTCAGCTTGATTCGCAAAGGGACCTGGGTTCCAGCAGCTTGTTGTTTTGCGAGTTCTGCCGTTGGATTGTAGGGCACTCCAAGAGACAATTCCTGTCTATAGTCTTGAAAAAGCTGCCATACAAGCTTCTCCAAATCAGTGTCATCGGCAGCTATCTGGCGGCCCATTAGCATGCGAGCCTCTTTCCTCGAAATTGGGTAGTCGTGTGAACCTAACCCCCTTGTAAGGGTTTGGATAATCTTCGTGATACTTGCCTTGTCCTTCCGGTGGCCAACCAGCAGTTGACGAGCGAGTCTTTCGATTTGTTGGCGGCTCCTGTAGACGTCCCCCAGTGCGAGAGGGTGTACACGTTCCGCTAAGAGCTTGTAAACCTGCACTAATGACTCTTCGCTCTTGATCCCCCATTCTTCCTGTAGCAGGCTCTTGAAACCGGCAACACTTTCAACACTTACCGGCAAGAGTTGCCTTTGTCCGGGCATCTGACCTTCGGCCACTGGGTTCAAAGGCGTCGTGATACTAGGATCGATTGGGCTAAGCGTGCCAGCGCCAGTCATGTAAATCTCGTCTGCACAAAGAGCAAACAAGGTCCCCGCACTGAAACATTTCTCAGGAACCAAAACACCTACCCATTCCGCAAATTCTCTAACGAGCTGGCCCAATCCGAACGCAGCTAGCGTGTCGCCGCCAGTTGTGAACACAAGAATATCAAGCCGATTCACCTTGCCCCACTGCATTAGTTGATTATAAAAAAAAGGAATAACGTCCTTCGCAATGATAGCGATGGCGTTCTGACGATCCGAAGTCAGGTAGCAAATCAGGCGCGAGTCACGCTTTTTTTCGATTTGCGCAATGATTTTCTTGCGTTCTTCCCACATGAGAATAAACCGTTCCGACCGCTATATTCTTCGGGCACGTAAGGATACGCTCCGCAAGCATTCGAGGTCAAGGTGCCATAAGTACCTCTCCTTGCTACAAGTACACCACAAGGCCGAATGCCCTGGGTCACTCTTAATTCGATGCCCGAACCCTTTCTTGGTTGCTGGTTAGAGGAATGAAACGACAGGCCGTTCTTAAAACGACAGCGCGACGTCAATTCCCTCCTCTTACCGGTGACCACGGATCTGGCAGCAGCGACGGAATGAATCGCTCTAGTTTGAACCATGCGCCGGGGGAGTTTGTGCCCACCTGAAACGCGACGCGTTCGCCGAGCAGATTGATGGGCAGTTCGAGATCCTTCGGCGAAGGCGAGGAAAGCGGCAGCGGCGCGAGCGCCGTCGGATACGCTTCGTTGTCGACGAAGGCGGAGAGGTTCAAGTTCCCTGCCCCTTCGGCGTAGATAGCCAGGTACGCAAAAAGTTTCCGGTGCGAGCGAACTTGATAGGCCTGTTCGAGATCGTGGCTCAGAAAAAAGTATGTCGTGTAGAAGGAATTAATTGCCGCGCCGTCGTCGGAAAATTGCGTGTCGGAAAGCTGATAGATTTTTCCGTTGCCAGCTCCGCCGACGAGCCCGTTGCCGAGAAACACCTGGGCGGTGCCGTCCGGGCGTTCGGCAAGCGCGCACGAATTCGCCGTGATGTTCCACGGACACCACTTGCGCGAGCGGCCCACGGCGTACAGTTTTCCCGACAGCGTCGAGAACAGGATCGAGCCGAGCGATTCGATTTCACCGGCGCTCGACAGGCTGCGATAGTCCAGCACCAGAACGAGGTTGGGAGAAGTGGCCGTACCGGTTGGCACGCCGCACAGGATGCGCTTGTTGCGCGTGTCCACGCGCACCCAGAGCGTTTGCCCGGCGGCCCAGTTGATCGTGTCCCATAGCGGCTGAATCTCCTGCGAAATTTTTATGGGCTCGCCGCCGTCGAAAATGTACATGCCCGCGCGGCCGGCGATTACGGCCCAGTCCTCGCCCGTGTCCACTCCGGCGACCGATGGCGTGCCAACGGCGTTTGACACTTCGTTGATCGTCCAGGAAGCGGGCTCGTTCACGCCGTCGTCTTCGGTGACGTGGAGCGAGCGGTCCTTCACAAGGTAGAGCCGCTCCCGCAAGAGAAACGCCGCGCGCACGGTCTGCCCGTCGTTTTCGGACACGTTCATGAATCCGCTGACGCCGTCGTAGCTTTCCGGATCCTCGGCGAAGGACGCGCGCACGAGCGACGTGTTATACGGCTGTGCGGCGGGAAAAATCTCGATGTTGTCGACCAGGAATCCGGCATTGAGCGTGGGCGTTCCGTCGGCGTAGACGCGCAGCAGCAGGTCGGACGGAATCGTGGTGAAGCCGAGCGCGGGAGTGATCGGAGCGATAAATTCTTTCCACGCGCCGGCCGTGATTTGCGCGGCGGGAACGGAAACGCCGGTGGTCGAAATTCCCAGCGACGCGCTGTAAACGTGTACGTGCAGCGTTCCTTGCGCGAGCGCGCCCGTCATGCGCACACGCACGCGCGCCGAGTAGCCGGTATTCGCTTGCAGGCGTGGCGCGCCATTGTAGTCGCTCACGGCCGTCTGCGTCATAAGCCCGCGCGTCGCCGTGACGCCGTCACCGAGAATTGCGTAATCGCCGCCCCAGATCGCTTCTCCGCTCGAGTCGTAGCCGCCGCCGGCGAAAAATGTTGCATCGGGAGTCCAGCCCAGCGGCACATTGTTTCCCGTGCCGCCGAATCCACCGTCAAATGTGAGGTTTTCCCAATTATTTTGTTTGTTGCGCTCGCCCCACCAGAACAGGCGCTCCGAGTAGCCGATCACGCCGGCGCATTCGCCGAGCTCCACCAGTTGAAAAAGCGAATCCGCTTCAATCCCCGCCAAGAGCGCAGTGTCCGAAAAATCCACGACGAACGACGAGGCGCTGTTGTCGAACACTTGCATCTGCGGCGCGCCGTCCAGGCCCGTCGTGTAGTAAAACAAATCGCCGCCCGCTCCGGTAAACGCCAGAATTCGCGCGACGATATTTGGCAGCGTAGCGACCGAAGGAATTCCCGTCACGTTCGCGCGCCGGCCGCCGGCCGCCGTCCAGGATATCGGCGGCGAAGGCCGCGTCAGGTAACCCTGCCGCGTCACGAAAATCACGGCGCACTGATGCACGCCCGCGCTGATGGAACCGACTGGAGCGGCCGTGCCTCCGCTGGAGGACGAATTGGAATTTGTTTGCGCGTAGGTGAAATGCAGCGAATCGATAATCGACGCAATCGGAAAAGTTCCGTTGTAAGTCGTGTCCGTGACGCCTGCGATGACGACCTGGTCCGTCGCGAGCAATCCCGTTGGCGCCGCCGTGGTCACCGTCACGACATTCGACGTGCGCGAAATGGCGGAGATATTCGCAAGGATGTCCGCGACTGCCGCGGGACCCGCGCCCGGGCCGATCTGGCTCACGCGATCCAAATTTGTGCCGTCATATTGGCGCGGCATGTCCAAACCGAAGTTGCCGTCGTGCTGCGCGATATACTCGCGGCTAAATAAGGATGTGGAACTCGCCGCGGCGTTCGGCGTAAGCCCCGCCGCGATCCGCGTCAGCACGCCGGGAGAATTCTCGCCCCACAGCGTTCCCGCCGAATCGATCGCCAGCAGCGTCTTCACAAGGCTCGGCTGCGTGTAAGTCTTCAGGTAGTTAACTGTTGGGTTACCAGTCAGTGGTGAGTAAACTGACAAAAGTCCGGGCCGAGTTTTCACCGCGCCTGGAAGAAACGCCACGTCCCGGCAATCGGGCGACACCCCTTGCGGCAAGTCCGCCGCGGCCATGTCGGTCACCAGCCCGCCAAACAAATCCAGCGGCGCGTCAATTGTCCCTGAAATGCTCATAGGTCGTGTTTTGTGATTCGTGATTTGTGAATCGTAATTCGTGAACAGTGACTGATGACATGTGACTGGTGACTAGCGATTGGTGACGGGTGACCCGCTCGGAGTTCTCACCAGTAATTCGTGGTTTTTCGGCCAAATTGCTAAAAAGCCGGGGGAGTACTCGTTCCGAGTAGGACAGGTTTCACAGGGTGCGGAAGAAGGGCCCCACTCCTTATAAGCTACTTTTTCCGCAGCCTGTTCAGCCTGTCTGCCGTTTGGGGCTCGAGAAAATCAAAACCAGACGGGCTGAAGCCTTTCGACGTGGCCGCACTGCATGGATGATCGAAGCGATTCGCTTTACACGATTCACAAACCACGATTCACGAATCACCAGTCACCAGTCACCAATCACCGCTATACCAGCGGCGCAAACCCCGCGCGCGAAGAAAACGGCCTTCGCCGGCGTCCCGTCTGTTGTTCGCGCTGCGTGGCGCGCGTAATCAGATCCTCGAGCGCGTCCCCGGCGGCAATATCCCAGCGTTCGGCTTGTGGCGCCCCGCGCGCTGCCCCGGCCATCGCGGCGGCGGCATACGCCAGCGCTTCCTGCGCGTTGCGGATCAGCACGGGACTCGTCGAATCGACCAGATCGGGATAGGACTTTTGGTAGCGCAAACGAATCTGCGTGTCTTGCGTGGCGCCCAGAAAATACAAACCGTCCGCGCGCCACTCCCAGTAACGCAGCGTCTTCCCCTGTGGCTCCGACGGCAGACCATCGTGATCGGTCAGGTCCGTCATCTCCATGAAATCGTCGGAACTGAGGTTCGCGCGCTCCCACAATTTCACCGGCACCAGCAGGTCAGGCGGCAACTGGTTCGGCGGCGCGGTCGCGTCCGTGATCGAGACTTGCGCCGAGGCGTCCACCACCGCGACGGCGGTCACGACCAGCAGGGCGTTGTCGCTCAGGAAGCTGCCCGATTGGACGTTGGCCAGCGACCGCTGCGCCTTCCGGTACGCGGCATTCACGTACGGCAACAGCACCGTGTCGGTGAATAGATTCCCCGCGGCGTCATTCAGCAGCGAGCGAACCAGCGCCGTGATCTGCCCAGCAGTGTTGTACGCAGTCGTTCCGACGACAGGCATGGTGGGTTCCTCTTATTTCGCGATTCGCGTGTAAATGGAAGGGTGACTGGTGACTAGAAGCTGTCTCATAAATGATCTTTGTGGGTCGCGGCTTCAGCCGCGACAATCAGGGATGTGAAAAACAAGGGCTTTAGCCCCTGACGGCCAATCGAATTTGCAGGCCGGCCATTTATGAGATGGGTTCTAGTGTTTGGTGATTGGTGGAAAATTCAAAAATATCCGCACACTTTGCTCGTTCGTCGGGTTTTCACCAGTCACCAGCCACGAGTCACTGTCCTGCCGGCAACGGCGATTGTTTCAAATACGCCGCCACGCCGATGATTCCGGACATCAAGGCGCTGACTCCCGCGATGGCCAGCGTGGAGTGCAATCCGGCCTGCAGATTGAAGTGCTCGGGGTCAATTCCTACGGCCGCGAATCCGGTGATGACGCCGTTGGCGCCGCCCGCAATTGCGGCCGCAACCAGGCCGCGCCACCATACTCGGAAATTTGCCCAGGCGCTCATGTGGTCCTCTTTACTTTACGGTGATGAGGGGAGCGCTCGGGGCGTTTGGGTTTGATGGCACATTGGCCGTTGCCGGCGCCGAACATACCGATTCTTCGCCCAAGGAGTCCACGGTCGTCACGCAGTAGTTGTAGCTCGCGCCTGCGGACACGCTGCTGTCCGTGAAAGTCAGCCCCACACTGACAGCTGTGTTCAGCTTCGCGTAGTTCGCCGTGCTCGACGGCGAGCGGTAGACGTTATATCCGCTGATTGTTCCCGACCCTCCGACTGGCGATGGCGCCAGCCAGGTGAGCGTGACGCTATGTGTAGTGCCTGCGGGAATCCCTTGTGCCTTTGCGTTCCCAGAGGCGAGGAATGCGGCGGCAAGCAACAGCACGCACGCAGCTCGACAGCAATGATTGTGAAATTTGTGCATAAGTGGAGTCCTCATCTTCGCGCGAATTTTTCAAAAGCCGATTGTCCCGCACGTGCCAGTGACGCAGGCTTCAACCTGGATGGTAAATGCCAAATCTCTGTAGGGCACTTCAGCCGTGCCGTAAAATATGAAGACCCAATACGGCTTTAGCCGCTAGCCTGTTGTAAATCGAGTTGCCACACGAGCTCTTCAGCCTGCGGCTTTTGATTTTCCATGGAGTGTATGCCCTCAAGCCGTTAACGAAATCCCGCAGGCTGAAGCCTGCCCTACTACTACTGCTTCAGTTCTACGAGGAACATTTCCGGCGTAATCGCGTCCGTCGCCGCCACATTGAACTGCAAGTTGATCGTCACCGCGGACGCGGTGTTGACGGCCGCCGTATCGAGCTTGATCGAGTTGGTTCCGCCATTGCTGTCCTGGCCCACTGTTGAAATGGTTTGCGCGACCGTGGAACCCGGGTTGTTCATGATGAGGTAGGTAATGTGTTCGAGTTGATTTGCCGCGCCGCCCGGCAGAGCTGCCGTTGTGGAGGTCCCGCCGAACGACAGCGTATAGGTGACGGCCGCGGTGCCTGTCGTGTGCTTGGCCACGACGGTGATGATGATTCCCTGCCCCGCGCCCATCACGCCCGCCGGAAGAGCGCAGGTATAGTAAGTAGCGGCCGCCCCTGTTCCCGTTACCGCCGAAACGGGACCCTGGTAAGCGCAAGCGGAACTATCGGCGCTTCCCACCGTTTGGACGGCGCCGTTGTTCTCGATTTTCTTCCACCGGTGTGCGGTCGAGTCGGCATACAGTTGATCGACATTCGCAATTCCCGTGGGAGCGGTCGTCTCGGACGCCGAGTAGAATTTATAGCTATGAACGCCCCCATTAAACGGAAATTGCACCCCGGTGGGAGGCGCGCCGTATTGTGCCGCGGTAAGATTGAAGCCGAGGAAACCAGTTCCCAGGCCACCGCTGAATCCGCAGAACAAACACGAATTCGCGTTGTTTTCCTCGCTGAGCCAGGACCGCATCGCGTTGCCCACCGCCCCTGGAGTGGTCGATCCCGTGGGCGAAGCGGTCGTCGTGAATGTAAAGGTGCACGTCCCGTTCGTCACCGCCGTGGAATTCCAATAGTGGGCCTCGCCGCCCGCGCTCGTGCCGAAGTAGACGTTGCAGCTCGTCGGGAAATAAATTCCCGTCACCGAAGACACCGCAATGCTGCTCGTCGATCCCGACACCACCGCCGACAGTTCCGGGCTGGGAGCCGACTCCCGCCCCGCCACATCCACCACCGTAACCTTGATGTAGTAGGTTCCCGCGGCGAGCGTTCCGCCCGACCCGCTTGGCGTCAGCGCCGTCACCGGACGCCGAAATACGTGCCCGACCATCTGCTCGCCGGCGGGTCCAAGAAGGGGATCATTCCCGCCGCTCGTTAGAACCTCGCTCGTCTGAACGTCGTAGCCCGTCGTCGTGAGACCGTTGTCGCAACCCGAATAAGAGCCGTAAATGCTGCCAAAATATCCTATGCTGAGCAGTCCAGCGCCACCCTGATTGGGATTCTCATACGTCACGGCGCGGCAAGTTACCGGACTCGCGGTTGGAGAAGCATACCCATACAATTGTGTATATCCTGTGGTTAGCCCATGAATGTTGACCGACCCGAGCGGGGGGTCCAGCGCGTTGTAGCTGTACACCAGACTTTGTGCCACGTTAGCGTCGCCAGTTTGCACGTTGTCAATTTCAAGACCACCCATTGGAAAATTCGTCGCTAGACAGATGAAGCAAGGATCGTAACTGCTTTCCGTGTCCGTCAGGCCGTCGAATACCATCTCGCCCGTCGGACCGCCTCCCAGCGGGAAAGGATTGTCCGCGCGAATCGTGTGTCCGATAAAAGAGTTGTCTCGAAAGTCGAAGATGGTGGTGTGGCCCGTGTTCGTCAGGCCGAGAAACCAGATCGCTTGATTGTTCGTAACGCTCGGATTCGCCCCATCATTCCAATTCGTGCGCTCGAACAAGCTGAAAAAAGCGTTGTTGTCCACTTGGAGCGCAGGGCCGCTGCCATTAATAATGAAGTTCGTGTTCTTGGCTGTGATTGCTCCTTGCGAATCCTGAATGATTCCGGCTTGGTCGAAGCTGAGGCATACATTCGAGAGATTCACGCTACTTGATGCACCGGAGGCCACGAATAAAGCCCCGAGCGTTGGGTAAGCCATGATGTTGCTGCATGACAGACTCCAATTGTCCGTAATATACCCACCGCCCATTCCGGTGATAGAAATATTGCCCGTATAGCCAGCGGTGCCGAGCGGTCCTTCCACCGGCAGGCCGAATATATACGGCGTCCCTACAAGATTGATATTCACACCGGAACTGCCCGTGGTTGGAAAAGGTATCGTGGACGTGTACCACAGACCTTCGGGTACAAAAACCGTCCCTTTATTAAACTGCGTTCCGTCCGTCGATGCGTCCGTAATGGCGGACTTGAAAAACGGGGAATTGTCCAGCAGGGTGAAAGCGCCGCTTACCGAGTTCGTCGCCGAAGCCGCGAGCGTCAAAGATAGTGTTCCACCACCCGAGACAATCGTAGTAATGAGCGCCTGGTTCGTAACAGCAGCGGGAGGCGTTGCGGGCCAAAAACTTTGATAGGTTCCCCAACTATTCGTCTCCACTCCCTTGTCGATGATCCCGCACACATTCCCGGCGGTGAAACCAAAGCAATCGAACGAGTAGCCCAGCGGGACGTACGTTCCCCCGCCTGTTTGATCGCTGTAAACCAGGTACCCAACCGCGTTCGCGACTCCCTGCCAATAGATTCCCACGTAATTGATGGGCGTTCGCGCCGCCGGCGCGGTCGTGACCGTCATCGCCGCGCTCGCGGCGGACGTTCCATAATTCGCGTCGATGGCCGCGACCTTGTAGTGAACCGTGGTCGATCCCGCCGCGCCAATGACATTCGGATTTGGAGCCGTCCCCTGCCCAGGCGTCAACAGCGTGGATGCAGGGCCGGCATTCGCCACGAATATTCCACAGCCATTATTCAAAAGCTGTTGGAAATTGATGCTTAAAGCCGCCGACCCTCCGGTCATCGTTCCAGACGGCGGACTCGGATTCAGGCCGACAGCCGACATATCGCAGCCGCCGGCAGGCATGTATGCCGTAATGTCGCGCCACGGATCGGGCCCCTTGAACCGCTGCGCGGCCGTCCACCGGTTGTCCTGGTTAGTTGACGGCACGGGAGCCCCACCTACCGTTAGTGATCCGGTAATAGCCGCCGATCCGCTCACGGTGAGATTGCCGCTAAGCGAAAGCGAAAACGCGGAGATCCCGCTCGTCGTCGTCACCGTGGTGAAGGTGGGCGAGCTCGGATCGTTCGGCAGAATCACGTTTGGCAGTTGCTTTGTGATGATCGAAGGCCCGCTGATCTCGATTTCGTAGCGCCCCGGCGAGGCGTAGAAAGTGTAGTTCCCCAGCCCGTCGATCGAGATCGGATTCGCCAGCGCCTGCGTCAGCCCCGGATCGGAGTAAATCAACCCGAGCGGCGAGCACGGCTGCCCCGTCGCCGCCGACGTGCACACGCGCACCGTCGCGCCCGCCATCGGACGCCCCTGCGCATTGAACACGATGTCGTCCTTGCGCGATCCCTGCGCGCGTGCATTCACGCCACACGCCGCGACCACGAATCCAGTAAACACCGCGACGCCAAGAAGATGCCTAGTAAGTCTAGTCATTTCCATTCATCCCCTAAGTAGGACAGTCTTCACAGGCTGTCAGGTTTTCACTCTTTCACAGTTCGTGCAAGGTGGCATAAATAATTGTCGCGGTGGCACACGGGAAGGACCACCGATGAACGCGGATGAACACACATGAAAAACGGAGAGAAAAACGGTTGGATAAATCAAAATCCGGCTGATTTTCAAACTCTTCGTTTGAATTGTTCTTATCTGTGTTTATCTGTGTCCATCCGTGGTTCCATTCCTAGTCTTTGCTCTTCTCCGTGCCCCTGTGTCTCTGTGGCAATCCATCGGCCGGCGGCTGAATCAGTCCCAGCGCCAGCGCCTTCTCGCGATTCAGAATCGCGTGGCACGATTTGCACACCGCGACGCCCGGCTTGACCCGTTCGCCGCACCCGGGACACTCCTCGGTCTCGCGCGCCTGATAATGCCATTCCTTCTGCAGGCCCAGCCTCGACGCGGCCCGCCGTTGCAAATCGTGAATGAAGAGAAACGAGTGCGAACGTTCCCACTCGCGGTCCGCCCCCGCCACCAGCGCGCGGTAAAATTCGTCGAGCCTCTCTTGCGCGCTCCTCAACTCCTCTTCGGTGGGCGCGTCTCCCGCGCACACGAAGACTCCCAGGAAACTCCGCTCCCCCGCGTCGGAATTGATTTCGCGGCAAATGTCCTCGGCAATTTCGCGCGCCGCGATCGGCAGCGGCAAAACGCGCTTGTCGCCATAGTCCATCACGGCCGTGCGCGGCGTAACGCGCGTCAGCGCGCACGCTTCCCCTTCCGCGCGCCCGGCTATCTGAAACGTGCCGTACATTCGATGCGCCATGTAGTGCTGCTCCGTGATATTTGCAATCACCGCGGTGTCACTTTGCATATCGTTCTCTCTCCTTACGGTAAGCGTGATTCGTGAACTGTGATTAGTGATTCGTGGAGCAAACTGATGAAGTAAACTTTGCAAACGGCTTCGCCTGGAGTGAATTGTGAAGCGCGGAATCGTCTTCGTGCTCGCGAATTACGGGTCACGATTCACGAATCACAAATCACGATTCACGACAGCGCGGCTTCCGCGTATGCGTCGTATTCCCGCTCCTCGCGCCGCGTCCGCTCGTCGAGCGCTTCTTTTTTCTTTGCCTGCGGAACGCCGCGGCTCGTTTCGATCGCGCGCGCAATGTGCCGCGCCACCGCCGGCGTCAGTTGCACGAACTCGCCCTGCGGCCCTTCGAGCATGAAGCAGAGCTCGTAATCCCCGCGCGAAGGATACGGCCCCAGCGCCGGAACGTTCCGCCCGTTTACGATTTCGATCGTCTGCGCGTGCCACTCGCCCGGGGAACCGTAGCTCTCCGGAGGCATCCACCGCTCGATGTGCCAGCGATTGTGCGGCAAGTATTTCGGCTCGCGCCGCAGTTCGACCACTTCGCGGACAAGTGTTCCAGAAATGGGATCGCGGTCTTCCCACTTCCCCCCAATCCAGTCCAGCCGCGACCATCCCCACACCGCGCGGTAATTCGGCTCACCAAACCGGTTGTGCCCGCCCGCAAGCGCAAGCTCGCGCGCGACGCCCGCAGGCACTTCAAGCGTTTCTCGCAAAACTCGGATCATGTTTGATCTAGGAAAGGGCGACGAGTGACTGTTGGTTAATGACTGGTGACTCGTGGCTGGTGACTGGTGAAAACCATTTTTCATAAAGCTCCACCAATGGCACGAAGGTTCCGGTTTTCATGAATCTCAAATTTCAAATCACCAGTCACCAATTACCAGTCACTAATCACCGTCCACAAGTCATGTCAACTTGCGGAATTGCGCCGAGAACGTGATCACGTCGCTCGTGGCCGACGATGGATAGGCCGAGCCGCCGGTAAATTCCGCGCCGCTCGATCCCGTCGTGTAGCCGCGCATCTTCCAACTGTTCGCCGCGGGGCCCTGCTGCATTTGATACTGATTGGGCGTTCCCCCCTGCACGGTGAAGCTCGCCTGGACCGGCCCGTATGCGGGATCGGCCATGCTCGAATCGACGGTTTCGCCGCGCACGGCAACCTGCCGAATGAGCTGCGTCCAGTCGACGGTATCGCCGCCGGTCGGATAGTTGCCCGAGAGTTGCACCGTCCCGAATGCGTAAATCTGCGTCCCGCCAGGATCAACATCCGTAAGCGTAAGTGTGACAGACATGTTTTTCTCCTGAATATATCAGTAGTGCATCGAAGGAATTGTGACTGGTGACCGGTGACTAGTGACTGGTGAACCTCCGGAGTCGAAGGTCAACTCTTCACCAGTCACCGATCACCAGTCACTAGTCACGAATCAGTACCCATTCGGCCGCGCAAGAGCATCGATGTAACTGCCGCTGCGCGGGGAGTCGTTCCACACCTGGAATCCGGTGTCGAAGTAGAAGATGAACGACGCGGAGATGCCTCCGCTGGCGCCGTAAATCGGAAACACCGTCTGCCCGCCCACCTCGAAGAAGTCGATGTCCTTCATCACGGCGCGGCCCCAGTGTGAGAGATCGAGGAAATCCACGCGCGTTTGATCGGCGTTCACCGAAGACTTGATCGGAATGCCGGACATCGTTTTCTTTCCGGAGAAGAGCATGTCGAGATCGCTCGCGCGGCCTCCCGGCCCTTCCTTGACGACCTGAGAAACCGTGATGCCGAGATTTTCCCAGGCGTGCTCCTGCTCGACGCTGGTGTAGGCGATGAGCTTGCCGAGTTGATTGATGCCCAGCGCTTTGCGGACCTTGTTGATCGCGAGGCGCACGTGGCCGGGAACCAGGGCGGCGTTCCCCGCATTGACGCGCGGCGTTTGCAATTGTTGTGGGTACGTGGCCCGGTTGAGGTTGAGCCAGGTGCCGGTGGTGGCGTTGTTCTGGTGATACTTGATGCCGTAGAGGGACACGGGTGACGAACCGGTAAGCCCGTCATGTACGATCACGTCGTTGACGGACGTGCCGCTGGGCACGTTGTCCACGGTGATCGTTTGCGTCGAGGAAATCGGATCGGCCGCCGTCACGTTGGAAACGACACTGGCCGCGACGTTGCGATTGGTGGTGAGTGTCGGATCGTAGATCTGAATCGTCTGGCCCACGTACACCAGCGCCGCGCCCGTGGGCACGGCCATCGTGAACGTGGAGCCGGCGATCGAGCTGATGGTTCCCAGAACGCCGTTGCCGGCGGTCTGAATCACCTTGTCGAGGAATGCCCGGAATTGCTTCATGCCGCTGGCGATTTCGCGCTTCACGGCATTCTCGATCGCCTTCTCCCGCGAGTTGGACGCGTATTCGACGAGCTTGGTGATTTGCACGGCGAACCGGAAAAAGATCGGCGAGACTTGCGCGACGTCATACGTGGTGCCCGAGCCGAGCCCCAGGTCGCCGCCATCGGCGCTGTAGCTTCCGGCCTTGCCGCCGGGAATCAATTGCAACGGCAAGCGCATGTTGCGCGAGCTGACCTTCTCGACGTCACCGCGGGCCTGGATCATGCTAAGCAGAACATCGTCGCGCTCGTAGAGCAGGGGCACTTTGTCGCGCACCTTCTCCAGTTGCAACGCGATGGTTTGTGCGTTGTTTTGTGCTGCCATGATTGCTCCTTATTGTTATGAGTAGTGAATGAAGTACAGATTGTATGAGTGCAGTGGAAAACCGATGGATTCAGGTGGCGGGTTGCAGGCGACGGGTGGGAGGGCCGCAGGGTTTGACTTCCCCTACACCCTGCTACCCGCCACCTAAAACCTACGAATTAAGAATTTCCTCATCGCTCATCGACGCGTAATTCACTTCCCGCGACGACATCGCCCGCAGCGGCATCGAATCGAGCGATCCGCCCGGCGCGGCGATATCGACGCGCGACGCCGCCGCCGCTTGCCGCGCGGCCTTCGATCGCGCCGTGTTCAAAACAGTGCTCGTCCATTCGCCGATCACGCGCCGCGCCACGCTGGGCACCAACTGCTTCGCGCGCCCCGCGAGCAGCGTCGCGACGCGCTGTTGCTCTGCGCCGCCAAATCGCCTGTCGCGCAACACACCCGCGACCTGTTCCGAAAGAGTTCGATCCGCCGCGAGCGCGCGATGCACTTCGTTAAAAATGTCCTCGCCGATCCGCCGCGCCGCCCCCTCCGCCACTCCCTCCGGCATCACCCGCGCAAGCGTGTCGCCGATCGACCCGCGCACGTCCCGCGCCACAGCGTCATTCGTCGACCGCTCAAACGCCGAGTAGGCCGCCGGGTCGAAGTTCGGTGACTGGTGACTGGTAACCGGTGACTGGTGATTCGTAATTTGTGATTCGTGATTCGTGACTGGCGCCGCAGTTGTAGCGCCGGCATCTTGCCTGCGATTTTCCAACTCGCCACCGGCAACGGCACTCATCGCGGGACTTGAGCTTGCGAAGTTTCCTGCCTCTTGCCTCCTGCCTCCTGCTTCCTGATTCTGCCCCATCCCCGCCAACACCTTCGCCGCCTCCGCAAACATCGACCGAAACGCCGCCGGATTCGCCCGCGCCAACTCCGCAACCACTTCCGACTGCGCCCGAATATCTCCCGAAAAGAGAGCCGCGTCGATCCTGTCCACGGACTGCGTGGCCTCGCGCAACGTCAAAACATCCTTCACCCCGCCGGGCAACAATTCCTTGATCGCGCGCGCCTCCTCCGAAGAAGAAAACGCCGCGCGAAACTCCTGATGCTCGCGCCACAGCTGCTGCGCCTCGCCCCCATGCTTCGGATCCGCCGCCAGCGTCCGCATCCACTCCGGCATCGGCGCACCCGTGCCGAGTCCCGCCGCGGCAGCCTGGTTGTCATTCCGAGCGCCGTCTTTGCCCGAGGAATCTCTCTGCGCCCCTGGATTGCCGGCATCATCGATAGAAGACAGATTCCTCGCGGAGTTTACTCCGGCCCTGTCGGGGCTCGGAATGGCATCATGGTGAGCGGGTGCACCCCCGCCAACCGGCTCGATCCCCAGAATCTCTTCATCCGTCAGGTACGCCCCACCAGCCGCGCCAGTACTCGGCGCGCTTGGCGAAGGAGCGCCCGCCCCGCCCTGCCCTGCGTCGGCCCCAGCCCAATCCAGATCCACTTGCGCTCCGCTGCTCATTGATTTAACCCCTTATCGCAGGGTATCCCCGCCAATTTGTGGTACATTTCGTCGAAATCAGAAAATGGATGACATGACAAACGAGGACATCGAGCGGCTACGCCGAAGTGAGCAAAAAGTCGTCACATTCAATTGCGCTAATGGCGAATTATTAAAAGCTAAGATCATTCATTTGGACGACGATCATCGCGACGTTATCTTCGATCTTATCTCGACTAGCAAACCAGAAACGTATAAGCGCACAGGCGCGTATGTAATCCACTGGGACGACATCGTAGATTTCCGCGAAGATCAGGACTGAAAAGCTATTTAGACCCCTTTTGGCTCAATCGGCTGTGGATTCGATGGTCGTATTGGTGCGTTTGATGTTTGTCCCTGCGCGGCATACGCCAACCCAATCGCCCGCAAATGCGCCTCCGCGTGAGCGCGCACGTTCGCAAACCCCACGGGATTTTCGAGGTGCGCAATCTGTCCGGCATCCGAGTTCGCCCACCGCCGGCACTCCTCGAGCTCGACAGCATGATTGTCGAACAGCAAATCCACCGGCACGGAAGGTAGCAGGTGGCCGGTTTCAGGTGTCAGGTTTTCCCCTACAACCTGCCCCCGACTACCTGTCCCCTTTTCCACCACTGGCGCGCTGGCCAACAAAAGATCGATCTCGCGCAGCTGCTTGTTGCGCGAATCCTCTCCCGGCACGACGAGGTCCGACAAACCAAGCACGCTCTTCACAAATCCGACGTTCGCCGGATCGGTGAGTGCCTGCTGGATCATCGGATCGGACGACGCCATCAATTGCTGCACCACGGCGCGCTGCTGCGATTTCAGCCGCGGAAATGTTTCATCGCTTTCCGGATGCGCCTGAATATTTCCTTTCAGATCGGCGAGGCGAATCCAGCGCGACTCGAATTCCCCGCCCGGCCCGAGAATCGGAATCTCCGCGTCCTCGGGACGATTTTTTCTAAAGCAATCCACCGAGAGCAGCATCACGTCCGAATAAAATGTTTTCAGCCGCCGCCACACCAGTCCCAATCGCCCGAGCGCCTGATCGCGCGCCATCGCGTAGCCCGTGGCGGTTTTTTGCGATTCCATTTCTCCGCCAAACACGGCGGGAAAAAGTCCCGTAAGAAATTGCGATACCGGCCCCATCAACTCCTGCTGATGCCGCACGAGATCGGGCGGCACTTGCGCCGGCGCGGGCTGAAAAAATCCCGCCGCCAGCGGCTGCCCGGGCCGCGCGCGCGCCGGATAGTGCGCCGCGGGCTCGGCCGTTTGATTCGCGAGCGCGTCAAAATCGAGCACCTGCGGATCGGCGTAAATCGGCGGTATGCCGTACTCGTACGTTTCCGCCTGAATATTGGAGAGCGTGTTGTAGCGCTCCTGAATTTGCACCAGCGAATCGCCCACCGACGGCCGGTTTTGCCCGTCGCCGGGAAGCGCGTGCATCACGCGCCAGCGGTCGTCCATCGATTCATTGCGCGATTCGCAGTACGTGTCTCCGGCATACGCGACGTAGCAGCCCTCGGGAAACAGCGCGAGCAGCGCGTCGCGAGTCGATTTGTCCTCGATCGCGTAGAACGACCACGGCCGAATCCAAGTCCGTGAAAACGTGATCAAATTGAATAGCGCGTCGCCTGGATGCGTCGTCGGCAATCCCTGCGAGATCGCCACGCGCGTCGATCGCGCGTACACTTCGTCGGCCGATTGCGGTCCGCCCATCTGGATTTTGTCCGCCGCGTGCGGGTAGCTCGCCTTCAGCTTCGCGCGGTGCACCTCCATCGACCACTGGAGGTACGGATACTCGTGCATTTCGTTCGCCCACACCGGCGTATTCAGCTCCAGCCCGCCGACGACCGAAATCACTTCCTGCCCATTCGACACGCGCCGCACGCCGGTAATCAGCGGAACCGCAACACGCGCGGCAGGCTTGAAATGTTCCGGCCCAAGCGAGCCGCCGCAGTTCCGACAGAGGACTGCAGGCAGCAGGTTGTAGGTGGCAGGTGGCAGGTTATTGGAAGGCGCGTCGGGAGTTTGTGTTGGGCTGTAGGTGCTAGGTGTCAGGTTTTCCCCTGGCGCCTGCAACCCGCCACCCGCTTCTTGCTCTTCCCCTACCCCCTGCCCCCTGTCACCTACTCCCTGCTCCGTGCCGCACTCGGGACACACATACGAGTCGTCGCCCAGCGCCACATAATGTTCCTCAATCACCGGCTCATCGTGCGAACCGAACCGCTGCGAGTCAGCCACATACCGCACGTAGCCGCCAATTTTCCCATCGGTCCACAAATAAAACGCCACGCCCGTAAGCAAATGCTGCACGCGATTGTTCTGCTCGACCAGATCGCACACCTGCGAAGCCGCTCGCGCCGCCGAGATGTCTCCGATCGATTGCGCCGACTGGGGATAAAATCGCGTTGCAGGCACATCCTGGCTGAGGATCGAAATGAACGAAAGCCCGAACGCCTGATAAAGATTCGTCACAAACTGGTACCGAGGCATTTCCGCCGCGGCGCTGTCGTCGTACGTTTTCGATTCGTACGGCAGGTGCCACGTCATGTCCTGCGGATTCCACCAAGCGTACTGCAAGCCCTGCCAAAACAGCCGCGCCTGCCGGATCCGCCGGATTTCGTGCCGCCGCGCGACCATTCCCTCCTCGCGATACTGCACCACGAGTTCGCGCAGCGCGTTTACCAGGTCCGGGCGCAACTCCTCAAGCCGCTCGTTGTTCGGCCCCAGCGCAAGCTTCGCCACCGCTTCCTGCACATTGGCTGCCGCCCGCTTGCCGTCGATCCCGAGCGGCCCGCGAGCCGCGCCTGCCTTGAGCGCCGTCTGCGAACCGCCTGTGGCGAGTCCGCCGGAGGCGGACGAACCATCGAGCGGCGCAACGGAACCGTCGTTCGGCGCTTCATTCTCACCGTTCAAGATGGCCAGGTCGGTCGAATCTGTCAGTTGATTTGTCAT